CTCCTACTGTAATAGATGTGCCTAAAAGTTTTGTTACGGGTCCACCTTCACCAGTAGTCCCATCATGAGTGTGTCCTGTACCAGAAGCGAAAGCAGCAAGAAGCTGATCAAACTCATTATTGGTATCAGATGCTTGAATAATATCACCATCTGTATACGAGGACTGTCTTGTGTATGTAGCTCCCATTAACGTCTAGCTCCTAATTGATATTCCAATTGAAATCCTTTTAGTGAATACGGTGCTGTTTCACCACCATCATCAACTTTTAATGCAACAGTAAATCCTGATCCTTCTACAGACTGTCTTAATAAAGGTTGTGTTCCTCCTCCATAAACAAACTGTGTTGCTGAAGAAGATGTACTATATGTAGCAGAACCATATTGTGCAGCAATCTTAGATGTATCTAATGCATATGCAGCAGGTCTTGCTGAATCAACAGCTTCGTTATCATACCTTAAAAATAAATCAGCGTCAATAGATGCTTCTGGTTTAAAATTAAGAATAACTCTTTGCATATGTTTTCTTATACCAGAATCACCAAAACTTAGGTCAGGACTTCTATATCTACCAAATATAACTGTTTCATTAAAAGTATTACCCTTTTCTTGCCTATGTACAAAACCATCAAAAGATCCATGTAAAACTATTACATCTCCTGTTTCAACAAAAGTATCTGTGGCTGAAGGTCTTACACCAAGAGTTTCTGAAAACTCAAACCTATCCCCACGCATAACACAAATAACACCTCGTGTCAAGCTATCAGAAACAGTATCCTTAGTAAAAAATATTCTATATTGTGTTTTGTCAGGTATAACAACGCTTTCAAAAAGTGAAGAGTCTTTTATATTTTTATCAAACAAAGACTGTACATTTTTAGAAATAGTACCAAGTTCAACATCACCAATCCTAGCTGTACCTGCAACAGTTCTCAAACCATCAGGACCAAGAAAGATTAAGTCACCTGCAAATTCCTGTATTGTATCTCCATTTACACAACCAATATTTCTAGTAACAGGTTCTATTACAAAGTTAGATGAAGAAGAGCCTGTAAGTTTAAATATCCTGTTTTCACAAAATATAAATAAATTACTACGAAATACTTTTAGTCCTACGATAGTGTCATCTACATTAATACTACCCGCACCATCTGATGATACAAAACCATCTTCATCAAAAGGTTCACTAAATACTAATGTCTGTGGGGTTGAAGACTTACCAGCATAAAACATATGATTTCTAAATGCAGCAATAAATTTTGAACCAGCCACAGAACTATCACTTACATCAGTCGCACTTAAAGAAGTATTAAATATTACTGGAGCATTAGCACCATCTACAAATATTATCTTATCATTACCATCAAAATTATATCTTTCAAAAGAATATTTACTAGCACTAGTTCTACTTGAATCTATTTCTGTCCAAGATGCAGGAGAAACAGTAGAATCAAAAAGATGTGTAGCTGCAGTGGTGCTAGATGTAGCTCTTGTTACTCCTGTAAAAGATGTGCTTGTAACTGCTGTATAAGTAAATTTTTCATCGTTTATTTGAACAGTACCACTAGATGCAAAACCTGCAGTAGAATCAACACTAATTGTGCCAGAGCCTGTCATACTTGTTGTAGATACTATCGTAATAGCCAACTCTGTAGATGCAGCAGAAAATATCTTTTCTCCTCTAGCTGCTAAAACTTTATTAGCAAAGTTAGCAACCATTAATACTTTCTCACTAGAGGCAGAGGTTTGAGGAACTATGGGGTAAACAAATTTACGGAATCCATTTATTCTTCTGTATCCACCCTCAACGTCAGGCTCAAAATTTTCTAATACAAGAGCTTCACCTGGCTGCATAAGAAAAGTGGACCTATTCAAAACAAGCCCACCCTCACAGTTAAATGCTGCTGGTAATGCTTGGGAGGTATCTGCCATTAAGAAATAACTCCACTAGTAAAGTTGACAGAAGTTCCTGGCCTAGTTATCATAGAAGATCTCACATAGTCATACTTATTGATAAGTAGACTTTGCATATTTTTTATCCCTTGCTCAAATCTTTGAAAATTTAACTGGTAGTGATTTTGTTCCCCCCTGTATAAATATACATAAGCTGTAGCTCCATCTACTATTACTGGTTTAAACCTATCTGGAATAGTAGTTGTATCTCCATGTGCAGATAAATCAGAGGGAAACGTATAGTAATCAAATGCTAAAGTATATTGTTTATCAGGATATGGGTAAAGAATATAATTATTATCAGGACTTCTAATAATCTGTCTTGGTACACCTCCCCCTTCAAATTGTGTAACTGTTACACCACTATCATGTGCAGCAGCAGTTGTACTATTAGCTCCTCTTGTACAACCTGTTATATCATTTCCTGTAATACCTGTATATGTAATTTGTTCTCCACCAATATAAACTAAACCTGTAGCATCAAACCCTGTAGTAGATGTAAGAGTTAGGGTAGTAACAGAGTCTGAGTGAGAACCATTAAGAGTTGTACTTGCAACATCATCCTCTTCATTAGCATAGTCGTTATCAATGTATTCATAGTAATTTAAGTTAGTAAGGTTAGTCCCCGTTACGCTAAGAGATGTATCTTTTTTTATTCTAGCTGTACTATAGTCTAAAGACTTTGTGCTTGTAGGTAAAGAATATCTAGCCACTCCTGGGGTAAGTGTAGAACTGTTAGAGGCATGATTAAAAGAATATCCAAACTCTCTTTGATTGATATACCTAATAGCATCATTTACTGCATTTTTACACTGTGTCTGTATACCTCTAGATGCAGAAAAATTACTAGAAGTAAGCACTACTTCATTCATCCTAGTTATAACATCATTAGTTAGTGTTAAAAAAGTGAGTGCCATTTTGTTTTCCTAAGATAAGCTAAAGGGGCTAACCTAAGTCAGCCCCTAAAGTTTTTATGCAAGCAGATCACGATCCACTTCAGTAGCTTCTACACCACCACGAATACCTGTTTCAATGCAACAAGCCATTACGCGAAGTTTACCTTCCGTAACATCAGCACTAGATGCAGCTAATACCACATCAATAGTGTCTGTTGTAGTTACGTGTTGTGTAAAAGTAATAGTGCCTGATGTTGTCATTGCAGCACCATTACTACCACTTGCTAGGAATGTCCCAGCAGTAGCAGTAACATCTGCCCCATCAACAATATCATCACCTTCTGCAAAGTCAATATCTACAGTAGGTGAACTACCGTTAAAAGATTTTAGGATTTGAGCACCTGCAAAAAGCACCATCGTATTAGCAGGGATTTCCAAAACTTGAAAAACATCCCCGTTAGTACAAGAGTATCCATCCTCAACCATTTTTTCAATGTCAAGGACTGCTTCACGCATGTACATCCCAAAACCTTGGAAACGTGAGGGTGGTACAGCAACAGAATTGGAATCAACACCAACGGTTGCTTTAGAGGTTAAGTCAAAAGTAGCCATGTCTATGTCCTCCCTTACGCTGCGTTATACTTAGCAGTTACAATTGCTTCTGGACGAAGAATCTTCCTGCCATATAGATGCATACCACGAACAATGTCAGCAAAGCTGTCAGGGTCACGATATGTTTCAGTCTTGCTGATTTGCTCTGCAGTTGCAACAGCAGAATCATGTCCAGCAACAATCACACCAAAATTAGAGTTTTGGTTTGCTGTTCCTGATGTACCTGGCCCCGTACCCACTGCTGGTAGGTTTGAAGACGAGTACAAACGGAAACCGTGAAAGTTGTTGATCACAAGACCATTACGAAGTCCACCAGACTCACCATAGTCTCCATTCATGAAACGGCTATCTTCATCAGATAGAATCTCCATGAATACTGGATCAATTACGAGCCAACGACCATTAGTGTCAACTTGCTGTTGATCAAGCAGACGTTTCATACGAGCAACAATCATTGCAGGTGAAACAGTTGCAGTTGGTAGAGAAGTAGCACCTGGCATACGTGCAGTTACTGGAATCGAGTGATCACCAGCAGATGCTGTTGTAATGTTGCCAAATGAACTCTTGATCAGTTTCATGCTAGAAAGCAATTCGTCTGATCCTGCAGTTGTTACAGCCTTTGTACCATTTACGGTAGTATTAGCTGTATCTGCTTTTGCATGTAGCGCAGACTGTTTAAAACCTGACATGTAGCCAAGAACTTCTTGGTCATATTGGTCAGCTAAACGATACGCTGCGCGATCCGTAGCAAGCTGTAGAAAATTGATGTGGCTGTGAGCCTCCTCAATGTCATCCATTTTAAAAGCATAGTAGTTGCTTTTGTCGATAACAAGTTGGAAGTCTTCATCATCCAAATCTTGTGCTGTGACGGTGGTGCCACGAGCATACTCTTTCACCGAAATTTCGGGTTCTTTGATAATACGCACTGTATCACCTTGGGCAGCAATCTCCCCAAAATAATCAGAGTTCGTAATATCACCTACGGTAGCAGCTTTACGGAAAGCAAGCTGTACCTTTTTGGAGTAGATTACGGGACTAAAATTACCGTTTGGTAAATTACCGTAACCCGCTGCTGTTTGAAAAGCCATAATAAATCCTCCTTATAATTGGCTTCGGGTTACAAAGCTAACGTTTACAAGAGGCTGTTACATTTTCTAGGGTGCAGAAATATTTAGTTGGCCTACCAAATAATATCTGGGCCTATACTTGAACAGGTAGTTCTTATCAAATTAGACTTTTGGAATAAAGGTTTGTACAAAAGGTGGTCAAAAGAGGCTTTTGTACATATACCCCTAGTTATACTGTTGATTTTATATTTGTCAACAATTATCTAGCTTTGCCAGATATATCATAAACGAATTTACCAGAGCGTATTGCTTTGTTAATTTCGTCTGATCTTTCTTCAAACTCTTCGGCTGTCATACGTGAAACCTCAGACTCTGTAATTACATTGTTTGCGTCCTCTACATCTACTTGTGTTTTACTACGTTTAGTCACAGTAGAGGCTGCTGCTTTTCTTTTTGTTTTTCTGTCATTGTTTGTAATACCTTTATCAACTTTATACAAATCAATAACACGTACTACTGAAGCAGGATCATCAGAGTTTTCATATAAGGCATCCCTAACCCACTTAGGTTGTTCATCTGCCCAAGTATGAAAGTCATCTGATTGTCTTAGTTGATCAAAATCTTCATGAGACTTTCTAATTTCATTCTCTGCTTTTGTTCTCGTAAGTTCTGCCTGTGCTTCATCTAGCTCCTGTAGACGTATCTCAGCTTTAGAAAACATCTCTTGTGCTTTTTGTGCAGCGATAGTTTCTACTATGCCAGCTACATCAGGATTTTCTTTTGCCCATTCTTCTATATCATCATCAGATTTAGGTGGTGCTATACCTTGTCTTTTAGATTGTTTTTGAAGAGCTTCAAACTTTTCTTCCCACTCTTTTTCTTTCTTTTGAATATGACGCCTTAAATCACCATAGCGTTTTTTAAAACTTCTTTCTTCTGCAGATAACGTTTCTTCTTTAACTTCTGTATCGGCCTCTTTCGTTTCGGTAGTTTCTTCTTCTTGTTGTTGTTCAGATTCACCACGATGCTCTGCTTCAAGACGTTTAATCTCCTTTTCGTCCTCTTCTAAACGCTGCTGTTTTCGTGTATAGTTATATCCCCTATCTACAAATCCTGCAGTCTTTTGAGTTTCTACTTCTGCTAGTTCAGGCATTTTATTCTCCTTATGTTGGGGCCAGTCGTAACTGGGTAGCCTTATTGTTTACCTGCGAGTCCAGACTTTCTAGGTCTACCTCTTTTCTTTTTCTTTGGGGTAGCCATTAGACCACCTTTATTTCTTCCACCCACGTTAAAAGTGCCTTTTTCTTTCATTTGTTCTATTGCTTCCTTTGGGTCAGATGAGTAAACATTACCAGAACTTACAATTTTTTCTTGCTGTTCCTTGTCTATTCTATCGCCCTCTCTTCTAGCAGCAGCTATCTGTGCAGCAGTTGGACCATCATTATCTCGACCTGAAGTTACTTGTTTAGGTGGTTCATTAGATACAGCAGTTTTTGGCACCGCAGAGAAAAAATCTGGATCAGTAATACTTTTACTTGAGCCATAATAACTAACATCATCAAAACCTTTTTTAGCAAGTGATTGACTATATATTTGTTGATTTGCAAGATACCTTGCTCTTTCACCATAAGTTCCTTGCATAGCTTCATGTAAGTTATACAGACCTTCTGAAGTATCTTCGTTAAAAGTATATTCTCTTCGTTGTCCTACATTTTTACCAGCACTATCGTATCTTGCATTTGGTAAGACCTCATCATATTTACCAGAATAATAATTTTTAATTACTTCTTTATAACTATTTCCTGTGCCAATACCTAAGTTATCTAGTGTTTTAAAGAAACCAGTGTCAAAAGCACTATTATCTATTAGTTTCTGTATTTCACTAGCTGTTTCACGCATTCCTTGCTCTTCTGCAAATTTCATAATTCCTTTAGCTTGTGCTAATCTATTAATACTAGATATACCTCCAAGCAATTGTAAACCAGGAGGGCCAAGTCCTCCAGGTCTTGTAAGGCCAGGCATATTTTTTAAATCTAATAGTTCTCCTGCTTTATTTTTTAAACCCTCTGCATCATTAGCACTAATACCTTCTAAGAAACTTGTATCTGGTTTTTTATCAGGAACAAACTCTCTACGATCTTTCTTTTGTGTTTCAAATTCAGGTTTTAAAGCAGCATATCCTTCCTCAGTAAGTGGGTATGCTGCAGCATTTTCTACATTTTGAGGATCACTTGTATCTATAATAAACTCACTTGGATTATTAGGATCAGAAATATATTTAATATTTATAAATTTTCCAGTTGCATTATAGTGTTTTCTAAATTGAGTGATTGAAGTTGTTCCTGCAGTAGCGGCTCTATTTGCAATTGCAGAAGAACTCATTGTAGAAAAAGGGGACAAATATTCTAGGGGATTTCTACCTTGAGGCAAATTTTGTGGACTAAAAATAGAGTTATCTCCCCCACTTTGAAAACCTGTCATTACCCCACCTTGATTTGCAGTAGCTGGTTTAGGCATACCTACAGGTTTAATCTGCATATTTCGTTGAGCTTGTTCTGGAGTAATAGGTTCTCCACCTATCCTACCTGTTCTTTCCATCTGTTGTAAATTATTTTTAGCTTGATTGCGTAGATTCTCAAAAAAACTTACTCCATAGTATCTAAGGACATCTGCAGGAACTACATAT